ATTTATTATCTCCCGGTCCATAGTATCTCCACTCTGGGTTATTAGTAATATTACTAATAACATTCATACATTCTTTACACCTTATCATGCCTTGATCCATTTGAATATTTTCTTTTTTTTCACAACAGAGTGTTTTCTTAGTAGTATCTGGTTGATCCTGTTGATCCTGTTTATCCTTGAGTTCATCTTCTTCGCATTGAAGAGAATCCATATATTCAAAATGTTTTTCAATCGAATCCATTATCATATATTTTTTTGTAATTATTTTTTAAATAATTTATCAAATTTTTATAAATGGTAACTGAAATATTATCAGGTTTATGGATTGGTAATTTAAATGATGCTTTTAACGAAGAATTTTACAAAGATAATTTAATAACTATTACAATTAATTGTACTATCGATCAAGGGTTTCTTGATATACCAAAATTAAATAAGATACGTATACCACTTACAGATCGTTTAGATCCACAAAGAGATATTCAATTATTAAGAAATAACATCGATAAAATCCTTAATTTTATCCATGAAAAAATAGAAGAAGAAAATATATTTATCTATTGTTATAATGGATTAACTGTTTCCGCCCTTATTTGTGCGTTATATATGATAAAAAAAGGGGACTTGTCAATTGGAAATATTAATGATATACTATTGTCAAAGAATAAAAATATTTGTTTAGACTTTGATTTATCAACCTTCTAATCATTCCAAGAAAGAATTTCTCCATTGGGTAGTATGGGTCTTTCAGGTTTTGGCTTATCAATCGTCCCCAGAAACCATTGTTCTCCTCCCTTTTTTAAATGTGTCATACAGAAACCATCATACCTACCAGAACAGGAACATTGTCCACCTTCTCCTTCATTCCATACACGTGCTTTACATCTATCCTTTCGGTCTTTATAAGCTCCACGATCCCTTATCTGATGAGTTCCCATAGACCGTTTAACTTCATTGAATTGAATTTCATTTTTAAAATAGAGATTTAGTTCTTTAACAACAATTATCCTGGGAAACCCTTCTTTAATTAATTCATTCATAATATCTTTTTTTAACCTTTGTTTAACAAATTCATGATAATACTTGTTCATTAATTACAGATTGAATAATTTCGTTAAGATAACCTTCAATAATGTTTGAATTACTTGTTTCAATAAACAATTTTTCAATTTTTCCAATATTTATTTGATAATCATCTTTAGTTATCTTATACTGTGGAAATTTCCGTTGTAATAATGAGAATAAACTATCATCAATTGAATACTTTATTTTCTTCTTTTTGATATGATTGGGATTCGCAAGTAAATATAACTCGTTATTTTGCATTATTATATATTATTAATATTCTATTTGTTAAATAGTAAATAATTGAACTTTTGAAAATGTCCCTCTTGTTTTGATATTATTAATTGAAATAAATAGATTATCATTTTTTTTTATTGTATAGATTTTATGCTTCTTCACTTCGAGTATGTTTCCATTAATAAAGTGTTTGTATGGTTTATTATTATTCTTAAAGTGATTATCAATCATTGATAATATTTTATTTTGTGGTGATTCTGTTATATCAATATAGATATATTTCTTTGTCTGATTCACGATATTAAAGCCATCAATTTGGAAGGATAATCCTATTAAATAAATTTCACCTAAATCATAAATAATTTTTTTAGAGTTCTTACCATTCTTGATAGTAATACAATTAATATCAAAAGTATCACTTTTAATAATTAGATCCATAACCTTACATATCTAAAAATATTAAGAACTAAACATAGAATATGGATAATGGAAAACCTTTCTCCAAGAGGATTTATTAATTTATTAAACTATAAAATAGCATATAAACTATATTTATTCCTTTCCTATAAAAATCATTCGAATATAATTATTCATGGAAGAAGAAGCGAAAAAAGTGTATTGGTAAAATCTGTGATGAAAGATATTTATCCGGGAGATCCCACAAAATATTTAGAGAATGATTTTAATGTCACCATCTACAATAATTATTATATTTTTGAATGTAGTTACATTAATAATAAATCCTCTTTTTTAGAATTTATCAAAAATATAATCAAAACATATGATCATTATACACAACAATGTAAATATCTTATTTTAGATAATTTTGAAATGGTAAATGAACAATTACAAAATTCTTTAAAAGTAATCCTTGAAAAAGCATACTATACATGTAAATTTATAATTATCACAAATCAATATAATAAGGTAATATTACCAATTAAGAGCCGATGTATTGGTATAAGGATACCCCTTCCAAGTGTGTATGATAAATTCCTTTATTGTAAAACAATATTTACAAAAAAGGATATATCCTATAATGAATATAATCTATTCAAGGAATGTAAAGAGGGATCTATTCAAGACATAATCTTTCAACATTCCATGAATGAAACAGTTAGCTCTCTACAAAAAGAAATCTATGATAAATTTTATTATCTGGTAAATAAACCACAATTGAATGAATGCGATATTACTAAATTAAGAGGGATTGTATCCCAAATAAAAGAAGTAAACATTCCCTTTATTAACATAATCCATACGTTTATCAATACATTAACAATGAAAGACCAAACCATGGATATTATTCAAGTATGTAATGATTCTAATTATCGTATAGTTACCTCTTATCGTGAGATTGTTCATATCGAATCTTTAATTATCTATTTAAACTTATTAATAAACAAATATTTATAATATAATCATGGATTATTATCAAATCCTTGAATTAAATGAAGGTTCTTCAAAAGAAGAAATAAAGAAAAAATACCATTCATTATGTTTAATCTACCATCCAGATAAGAATAATGGTGATGATACTAAATTTAAAGAGATTAATGAAGCATATGAAATATTATATGATGATGAAAAAAGAAAAAGATACAATATCCAAAGAATATTTAAGAATATCGAATTCACAGAAGAAGATCATCGTTTATTAGAGAAATATTATCAACAATTAATTCAATCAAATGAATTTAGATTAATGAAACTATTGTATAAATCAATTCCTGATGAATTTAAACAAGCTCTGTGGAATCGTTTTAAAAAAAGGAATAGTAAAGATATTATTAAATCTCAAAAAACAATTGATATTACACAAATGAATCATAATGAAACAGTTCATTTAATTATTCAACAATCAGATATTCAAAGGAATGCTTTGAAGATTATTCATATTCTCTCTAAGAATGGAGTCTATTATCTATATTTAAGGAAGTTTCATGATTTAACAATCCATAATCTAGATTGTTATCTATCTATTAAATTTTATCAATGTAATTAATAACATATGTTCTCAAAGGATTCTATTTTTCTAAGAGATTATTTTTTCCCACGTATTACTTTGAATGATTCAAAAGTAATCAAAGATTTATATAAACATCTTCAATCAATACAAAAATTACCAGTTAATATTACATCGTTCAAAGAAAGTCGTTTGAAAAATAAAGTAACAATTGATACTAATTTTGGTGCTCAAACAATTGTAAAACAATCCTATTCATTTAAAAAATCAACCATTCATTTTACATTGGAAAAACTTAAATGTTCGATAAACGTTTTTCATGATTCTGAAGGTAGTAAAAGGAAACTAATTGATACTATCATTCAATTAGTCCAATTTGTTGGTTCATTATCATCAATAGAGATATCAAAATTAATATTAAATTTATATCTCGTCGATGAAAAGAAAAAAGTAAATTCCAAGATGGATCAATTAGGAAAAGAAGAAGTCAATTCTGGATCATGTCAAAGAGGTGAAACATCAATTATTACCGTTTATCGTAATGAAGAATTAATAAAAGTAACCATTCATGAACTAATCCATGCGTTCCAATACGATGATTTTCTAGATACCCATCAAATTATCAAACATTATCAAAAGAAATATAAGATTTCATCTCAAGAAATAAATACAAATGAAGCATATACTGAAATATGGGCAAATATAATTAACTGTTTCTTACTATCTCAAAGGGTAGGGAGGAACAAATACAACTTATTTTTAATACTTATTGCGTTAGAAAAAGCTTTCTCCTTGTTTCAAGCACAAAAAGTGTTTTATTTAACAAAATTAAATGGAAGGAAAACGATCGATATTAATAAAGAATCCAACATACTCTCATACTTTATTATAAGAAGTGAGTTATATGAAAGAATAACACCGTTTTTAAGATTTTGTAAAACCCAGAATAAGGATTACATAAAATTAAATAAAGAAGAGAAATGGTTCGATTTTTTAAAAAAGAACAGAAAGATAAAAAAGAATAATTCTAGATTCTATACTATGAATAAAAATAATGATCTATTTACTACAATGAGAATGAGCTTGAATGAAATCGCCATTTAAGCATGGACAAATTTACCATCCTTGTTCGGGTAGTGAACCTTCATGTATTTCTGAAGATTGAAGAAAGTTAGTTCATCACCCTTCTTGAGGCGGAGAAGGTCCTTAAGAGCCTTATCCGGGTGAATGTTTCTCTTATCTTCCTGCTTCTGAAGATCCTTTTCCTGGCAATATTTAGTAATGCGCTTGGTTACTTCAGTCCGAGCAATGAGTTCATCCTTACCGAGACCAAGGAACTTGGCTAGTTCAGCAGAGATAGGGCCAGGTTTGGCAAAACCACTAGGAGGCTTGTTAGGGTCAACAACACGCTTAACACGACCCTTCATCTTCTTGTTCATAACCTTGCGGTCACGAGCAACACGCTTTTCGAGGGCAGTTAGCTTAGTGGAAAGAGACTTAATGAGAGTAAGGGCATCCTTGAGGGATCCCTGAAGTTCAGAGAATTCGGAATCATAGTTATCTTCCTCCGCAGGAGTTTCAACTGGTGCTTCAACAACTGGAGTTTCAACAACCGGTTCAGGGGTAGGGGCAACCTTCTCTTTCTTAGCAGAAGTCTTCTTGTTGGAGGGCTTGGAGGGCTTGGTTGATTTCTTTACTGGCATTACTTTTCTATTTATTTATTTTTTTTTTTATTTCTTTTACCGCACTTATTATGATATACTCTATTAATAATTGTTTAAATAATTTATAGCGGTTATTTATTTTCTACGACTTTTTGTCCTCTTTGATTTACTTTTCTTTTTACTTTTCTTTTTTCTATTCTTTTTCTTTGTTCTTTTCTTTCTTTTTCCACCTCCATCAGGATTCCAATAACTTCCTGTATCATCGACTTCAAGTGTTAAATCTTTGAACTGTTTAATCAACTCTTTCCCTTCATCTGTCCTTATCATCGCACCTTTTCCTTTAACTTCTACGATTGTACCAAACCTTTTTTCACCACGATAAATCCATGATATTCTAGAACCTACAGTGAATTCAGGTGTTGGTAAAGGTAAACTTGCATCAATACGATCTTTATATTCTGGTATCATCATTTCTTTCATTCTACCCATTTTTTCTTCTTCTTCTTTTCTTTCTTTCAAATACCGATTCACTCTGCGTTCAGAAAAAGGAATATTCCCTTTTTCCAAATAAATATCACGAATTTTATTTGACACATTAATATCATCATCCCCCAAATAAGATTCATCCTCTTCTCCAGGATACAACATTTTAGCTGTTTCCAACCTTTGTTGAGCATCGAATAATTCTTTCTTACCTGATAATCGTCCAACACTTTGTCTTCTTAATGCGCGCGCAGATTTCTTACTGCTGCCGCGCGCGGGGAGACCAATATTTTCAAACAATTTAGATTCAGGGATCTCGTATACATAGGAGTCAGGGTCTTTCATCCCTTTTGCGAAAGAAAGATTTTGTTGAGCTTTTTGAAGTTTAATGGTATCCGTCCATAATTTTCTTATTGATTCAACATGATAAGGATTATTCGCTTGTGGTAAAACATCCGGTTCACATAAGTGATACAATGTTTTAGGTTCATGAAGCGGGGTTCTTCTTGATCCGTAAGGGGTGATTTTTGTTAATGAATGAATTGGTTCATACTGAATTAAATGACCAGGTATCCCCGCTTCAGCTTGTTCTGTTGAAAATTGTGAAACATGCCATCCATTTGGACCCACAATTAAATCAAAATCTTGAATATCTCCATAGCGGTGACTCTGTAATCCGTGTTCAAACAGTAAAAGAAGTATATCAAGGTTGTATCTTGAATGTATTCCTAAACCTGTTTGATGAAAATGTGGATAACCAACATTTACATCAATATTTACTTTATTTGCCGATAAAATAATATTTACGATTGAATTAATAGATGATTGATGATTCAATAATCGAACATCATAAATATTCTCTAGAAGTAATTTAGTGATTTCTAATCCATGCTGACTCATACTTTGTAAAGTCTTCATTGAAGCAGATACTACCTTCTTGTGATCATGAAGTTCATGCGCCCAACTCAATTCAGTCCTATTATCGTATCCAATCGAACGATAATCAATCAATGACTGAACAGTAAATAAAGGATTCGCAAAATACATTAGATCACGACTTGCATTATCATGATAGACTCGACTATTAACATCCTCAATATCTTTAAATCGTAAGAGACCATGAGAACCAGGGCGAATACTTCGAATAACACGTTGTAAAATATCTTTATTTTCTTCTACAAAAGAAGCTATTTCTCCTCCAAAAGGATAAGAATCATCTTTATAATTTGCGCGGAGTTCTTCCTTTGCTCGAAGGTTTAATAATTCATCTTTTCTCATACTCCCTTTCCCCACAACATTTGTTTGACTACGTAAATCTTTGACGGTTAACTTATTTTTTTTCATTTCTTGGATAATGGGTTCTATCCTATCTTGTTGCCATTCCCTGACACCGTATTGAAGGATCATATAATTTAGAGTTACTAATGTTTCCCAACCTTCGGGCAATTGACTCACGGAATTACGATATTTTTCAGAGTTTTGATAGGCTTCTGAAAGATATTCCATATATATATATTCAATATATTAAACATACATTAACCATTGATGTGTTTCGACACATGGTTGCGAAACTGTCCCTAATCCAATGATAAAATACATATAACCCAACTTCTTATCTTCAAAGGATACCGCATTTTGAAATTTAATGATATCATTCAATAATAGATCCCGTAAGTTATCTTTATTTGTATAATGATTAATATCAGATATTCGTGTTGTAAAAACTAAACCGTTTGGGGGACATATTCTTGATTTGACTTCCGGTGTAATTTGAAGACGGTAATTCCATAAATCTTCTAAATTACGATATAACTTCTTTAGTAAATGTAAGTTCAAACCCAAAAACCAATCGGGTTGACAGTAATATCCTGCTGAATCTATATCACAAAATAGATCGGTTGTTTTTTGTTTTACAATTTGCCTTCTCGATAATTGTATTTGTTTATGATCAATTAATTCATCGGATTGATTTAACTTTAATAATTTAGTTAAACTTTTTGCCCTTTTGATAACTGTTTTTGGAATCGTATTCATTGTATAGGGGTTTGGTTGTTTTAATTCAATCAATTTGTTAAATGATCTTATATCAAAGAACCATAGAAACCCTTTTTCATCCTTATATGAGAAGTAATACTTATTATCAATTTCATCCCTTGAATCATAAGTAAAAAAATCAGTATCATTATTTGATAGACTTTTATCGATAAATCCTTCACCTCTTAGTTTATCTGTTTGATTACATTTTTTATTCCGTATTTTATTTTGAATTTTTATTATCCTTTGAATATCTTTTTCATTGTATTTTTTTAAAGAATTTATTTTCTTAGTTAATAATAGAAATAGTTCTTGTTTGCTTTTCTCTACAAGAATAAGACTATCATCCGCGCCCTCGTTACAGAAATAGGAAGGGTCGCGCAAATTATGAATGATATCTTGTTTCAAGTAATCAGAACATTTATTTGTCCAACGATCAACTATGATTTTATTAGATGTTGGGTTATTGCTATCTATTAAATAATTTCTCCGATGTTTGTAACAATATTCTCCATACTTTTCTTTATAATTACAACCGTCTAAAATACACATTTCCTTATTAAATAATTCTTTGAAAAAAAACTTAAATAATAATCCAGGGAATTAAATACTTCATAAAATAATATTTTTAAAAAATATTTAAAAATTTGAAACTTGGTATTATTAGACTAATAAACACACAAAAGAACAAACAAAACAGAACAAACAGAACAAACAGAACAAACAGAACAAACAGAACAAACAGAACAAACAGAACAAACAGAACAAACAGAACAGAACAAAAAAGAATGGCTAATGCAATGAAACCGAGCTCGATTGACTTTTCAAAGATTACCTTTTCAGCACCGAAGACACTTGATAATGGTGGAAAGATGATTTATCTAAACTATAATGGTGGTGTTAATCCACTTTATGTTCAGACTCCTGAAGGTGAACTCCCTTTTGACCCTAATTACTTTGGCGACGATGGTAATAATGATCCCACTACATCGAATGGTGGTAAGTTTTCCATTAATCTATCAATTAATCCGGAATCAAGTAATTCTATGAAGAGTTTTCATGATGTATTCGTAAAGCTTGATGAAATGATTATGGGATCCGCAAAGGAAAATTCTCAGGCATGGTTCAAGAAGGCGAAGATTTCTGAAGAAACTATCCGTGAACTTTATACTCGTCAGATCAAGGTATCTGTTGATCCTGAAACCGGCGAACCGAATGGAAAGTATCCCCCAAAGTTTACTTATAAGGTTGTGAAGAGGGATGGTAAGTTTCAGAACTTTAAGGTGTATGATAACGAAAAGGTTGTGTTTGATGTTGATAAGAAGACTGATTCCCCTGTTGAGTTTTCAAATGTAGTTATGAAGGGGACCCGTGTAAAGGCGG